CAAATAAACTAGGGTAAACAGTTGTTGCATCACCTAAATTAAACTCATCTAAATTAGCATCGTTTAATGCTTCTATTTCAGGTATTACAATAAAATCAGCTGGTAACAATTCTGCAAAATTTTCATAAACATACACATCAAATCCAGCTTGTTGCAATTGACCTTCAATGTACAAATAATGTTGACGTGCTTTGATTGTACCGGGATGGTTCATCTTGCGTTTAATTGCAAGCTTTCTATCCTCTAATGGTACTGATGGATTTGATATAAGTCCTAATCTACGCTCCCAGTCTGTTGCATCGTCCGATGTAAAATTATTGTTATCTGGTAATATTGAATCTAAAATTGCAACAGAATCTCTGTATGCTTGTGCTTCAGATAATGCAAGTCCTATGTGAAATTTTTCAAACCATGAATTAGTAAACAGTTTAAAAGCCCTTGCACGAGGATATAACTCTTTAGTTAGCTTTAAAAATTTATCTTCAATTAGTCCCATTACACAAAGGTAATACTATTTAAGTAAGGAATATCTCCATTTTGAAAAACGTAAGCTCCAGCAATTGAACTACCATCAATTGAAAAACTAAGTGAATTATAAACACTTTGAGGAACAGCAACCTGAACAAAAAATGATAAACGTGGTACAGAAATAATATCATTCTTATTTGCTAATACATCTGCTGATGCAACAAATGGACGAACATTTTTTAAATCTTCAGTTAGCGCATTAAAAATTAATGTTTCAATTGCAGGTGTTAATCCTTCATAACCAGTAATTACAATGTCAACAAATTGAACAGTAATTGGTAGATAATTTACAATCATTCCAAGTGGCCTACGACCACGCTCAGTTAATGGTTTAGTTGTATCAGGATCAAAATTTACAACCGCTTCAACATCTGTTAAAATTGCTGCACCTGGTGTTCCTTTTCCGTCTGTAGAATCTGCTATAGTAGCCTCAATAAATAAATTCACCTCACTTGTAAATCCACTACGCGCATAAGGATAAGACCTTAATACACCTTGTGCATCTCCAGACCAAATTATATAATCACTTCCAGCACCCCCTTGTGGTTCCAATTGGTAAGCTAAAATTCCCTTTTGTCTGTAATCCTCAATATTTTCTGAATCTAAAGGTTGAACAACTTCAGATAATACCGTGGCAATACTACTTACTAATGCAATTGGTGATGTTGCAGTTAACTGATCACCAATCTGTAATTTACTTTGTATTCCAGCTTCTAATGCACGTAACGTAATTGTTCCCGTTGTACCTGGCATTGTGTAAGGTGCATCTAACTGGTAAATTCTTCCAGGATTAAGTGCCGTGTCATTGGATTTAAAAGTTAATGGAGTATTAATTAACGCACCAAGTTGACCTGTTACCTGTACTTGATATTGACCAGCTACAGCAGGAAATGGTGGACGGCCTAACTTAACTATTCCAAAACGTTCTAATGTACCGCCCATACTCGCAGGATCAGCAGTATCAATAAATATATTTTTCTGAGTTAATCCAATTGCCAAATAAATCAATTTTAATTTAGCTGCTTGAACCAAAGTTATAGCCCACAAAACAGCTTTACCAAAAACTGGAATAGTTATTTGTAAATTACTTTCTAAGTCAGATTTAATCTGAGTTCTTAACTCCGCTAATGTTGGTATAGTTATCATATTATTAGTCCCAGCCTCCTGATGATTTACTTGTGTTTACATTTACATTTGGTGAATTTGCTGCACCCGCTAATCTTGGATCTTTCAAATTAATATCAACAGAGGATTTAAAACCTCCATTAAGTTTTTGAATCATACCATTGGTTTCCGCTTGTCCTTGGTTCATTGCAGGTGTTGGTGTTTCTTCACCGTCATCAGATTTCATTTTAACTTGAAAATCAATTCCTTTAGAAAGTTCACCTGCTGCAGTTTTAGCAATTCCAACTTGTGTTTTTATAGCTGCAATTCTTGCACTACTCTCAGCTGAAATACGAGCTTTATCTTTTGCATATTGCTCATCACTTAACAAACCTATTGCATTTTGTCCCCACTTCCAAGCCATTACAAGCCCGTCAACCATGGTTAAAAATGAATGCTGAATAGAAAGAAAATAAATTTTAACAGATGATACAAACAAATCAATGGCAGCATTCATAAATTTCATTGCAGAATCCCATGTTTCACTCCATCCTGTTGTGCTTTGTGTTATCCAAACAACAGCTGCAATTAAAGCCGCTATGGCAAGTACAACAAGTCCAATAGGATTCATGCTTAAAACAAAATTTAAAACCGTTTGTGCTGCGCTCCATGCTGCAGTTGCTGCAGTTGTTAAACCTAACATTATTAAGTTCTTTGCGTACATTAATGCCACTTTAAAAGTAAGCATAAGTTCAGTGTTTTTTATGGCTAAATACGCAGTTGTAACACTATTTAACAACAACATACCCTTACTATAAACACCAACTAAAAACGCACCTACAGATATTGCAATTGTAAGGGCAGCTAATGCAGCAACAATTTTTAAAATGGTTCCAGTTAACTCAGGATTTCTTGACATCCATGAAGATACTTTGTCAACTATAGGACCTAATGATTCTGCTAATTTATTTATCACTGGCAATAATGCACTACCAATATTTATTGCTAATACATTTACCGTGTTTTTTAACTTTGCCATTTGAGCTGCTGTAGTAGCATTTTTCTTTTCATACTCAGCTTGCAATGATGTTGCATCAGCAAATGACTTATTGGAAATCTCTTGTAACTCTGTTAATCTTGCCGTTCCACTACCTAATGCACCAATTACCTTAATTGTTTCTTGACTACCTAATTTTAAAGCATGTAGTTTTTCAGCTAAAACCTCTGGTGCAAGTCCTTGAAATGATGTTGCAAATTTCTTTACAAACTCAGTTGGATCTTCAGCAAGTAATTTTTTTGCAGCTTCACTTGACATGTCCATTTGAGTAGCAAAACCATCAATCTCTTTTCCTGCAACCAATAATAAATTTGTCAAACCTCCAGCACCAATTTGAGCATCAATACCCAATTCTTCTAAGTAAGTTCCAAGGGCTAAAGTATTTTGAACACTACTTTTTAACGCATCTGGAAGCGCACCCATTCTCAAAGTAAAATCTGTAATATTTGCAGATGTACCAGCACCCACCGCGCCCAATTCATTTATAGCAGAACCAGCAGCTGTAATTGCTGATGCTATATCTAAATCCCTTGTTTCGGCAAATAATGTTTTAATCTTACCAATAGAAGAAACGGCCTCCTCAACTCCTCCTTGAAAATCAGCACCTAATGCAACGTTAAATTGATTTGCAGCATTTGTAAATGATAGTAAATCTTTTTGCGCTATACCTAATTGCCCTCCAATTTCCGCAATTGCCTGTAATTCTTCTACAGATGTACGGGTTTTTGGTGCCATTTTTAACAAATCATTACCAAATGCAGTTAATTCTTTGCCGCTTAAACCAGTTGTTTTAGCAACATCAGCCATTTTATCCTCAAACTTTACCGCTTCTTTTGCCGCCAAAGCTAATGGAGCAATAATTGCAACTCCCATTGCAGCTGCATTTTTTGAAACATTAAATGCTGATTCTGATAATGCCCTAAATTTTCTGTTACTTCTGGCAATTGCTTCTTCAGATCGGTTTGCAAACCTTTCTACAGATGCAGTCATAGCGCGTACAGGTGCAGTTAGTTTATCAACCGCACTAAAAATTGTAGGAATTATCGCTGCTCTTGTTGCCATAACTTATAAAAAAACCCCTTCATTTTCACTTAGGGGTTTCAATCTTTTTTATTTCTTCACAAATGTCATCGTACCAATATTTTAATCCTTCATGGTCGATGTCATCTAAATACATCTTTGATATTACACCTGGATCCCATTTTGTTGATCTTACAATCGTTTTAATTATATTTTCAACAGATTGCGAACCAGGTTCTAAAAGAAAAAAACTAAAATCTCCTGTGCAATACTCATATCTGATGAATCTAACTTACCTTGAAATCCTATACTTTGGCCTGTTAAAGCGCAAAATTTAGCAATCAATCTATTATCTGTTGCATCACCAGTTTTTAACTGCGCAAGAACTCCACGTGATTCTCTTTCTTCCAAACGTGCCTTGTATTTAATTTCTGAAACAGGTCCATTATTACCTCCCATATCAATAGGAAAATTAAGGATATGAGTAATAGTATTATCAGAGTTAACTACCAGTACACCATCTTGAACCAAATCAATTAGATTATCAACAGAGGATTTAAAATCCTCACGTTTTTTATCTCTAATCTTTTTGTAATCCAACCAGCCTTCTACTTCTTCTTTCGCTTTTGCGAAATTTACTAATTCAATTTTCATTTATAGGGGGTTATTAGTTACAGAACTCTTAACACACCACCACCTGACAATTTCAATGTCATTTGTGATGTATTACCATTTAATGTTAAGTCTCCAACAGGTTTTCCATTACCCGCGTAAACTCTACCATTAATATTGGTAATTGTCCAATCGCATGTTTCTGGTGAACCTGCTAAGGCTACAATTTTTTCTTGGGTATCGTCTCCAACACCTGCTGAAATTACAACCTCAAAAGACCATCTTGCACGACTTAATTGGTCCATAATTCTACCGCCTCCGTCAATCATTTGTGCGTCATCAGATGAACGAATACCACCTAAATCATAAGTAGAATCTTCACCAGCTTTTGGTAAAAATACACCACTTCCAAGTGTTGGGTGGTTGTAAGTAATTTCAATTATATCTCCTCCTGTTGGCATGTTTTCTTTTTATTTATAAAGTTCCAAAATTAAATCCTGCACTTGCAGTTGTACTTGCTATTCTTGTAAATCCTGAACGCTTGTAATCAAATGTTGTTTCTAATCTGTCAGGATTAATAGTTGAAATGCTTACGCGTAAACTATTAGATGAAAAATCAGGTTGAACAATTAAACCACGCTGTGATAAATTAACAAAGTATTTATTCAATACTCCCTTCCAAGTTTTAGGCTTAACAACAGTATTTACAATAACCGTATCTTCATCAGCTGCAATTGCATGATCAACTACATTAATTTGTTCAAGTAAATAATACCCGTAACGTACATTGTAATCAATCATTAAATTTCTGCAATATCTGTACTGTGGTGGAACTTCTCCGTCAGGATGGTAAGTTGTTACAAAATCAGTAACACGGTATTGTCCAGCTAATAATTCAACACATGAGTTACCTCTTTTTACATACAAATCTCTGTTATCATAACTTGACATTGTACCAATTGTAGTTGGTGTTGGCATGTCTGGGTAATACAATCCAGAAACATCTAAATGTGGTGTATCTTGTGATATTCTTGCAAATATAACACTCATATTTGCTGAAGCTTCTAAAGGTAGTCCCATTGATAATGGGGCTGGTGCTACAGCTACAGTTACTTGTAATTTTTTAGTATCTGTAAATGAAGAATTATTATCAGCAACAGATCCGCAAACTGCAATAAACGGTTTAAATACAATACCTGCATATCTTCCTGTTGGAATTGTTTGTGGTATTCCGTTAAATTGTTCAAGTTCTGTGATAACTGAAGCATTCATTCCATAACCATTTGAAACAATTGTGTTCCATTCGTTTTGGAATTTTTCAAGTGAGCTTGTAACAGTTGGTGTTCCCGATCCAGCTTGTAAAGTAGTAATTGAATAAGTTACACCTAAATCATTACCATTTGTATCAATTGAAAAAGTAATACCATCTGCAGTTAATCCTTTCCATTTTGATGTTAATACAGCCTCATAATCAGTTGAAGAAGCCGTAACAGGGCAACCAAGTACACGGTTAATTGCATCTTCAATTTTACCAGTAATTTCATTTGAGGTGTCTCCACTTACAAGATTAATATCGTAACTTCCTCCGTCTAAAGAATATCTTCCTCCAATTACAAGTGTATGAGTACCATTTGCAGTTACCGTTCCTGTTGGTGATACCTGGATTACTTTTTCAGATGCACCATTTGGTTCTGCTTGTGGGTAAACAATTGTAGGAATACCACCTGCACCACCACCAGAGGTTGGACGCAAAATACGCATTTGTAAAAATATCGGAGAACCAAAACCATAACGCTCACCAGCTTGTTGTGCTGATGTACATTCAAATGGTTCTAAATCTAAACCTCCTTGATTAGCAGTGTTAGCCTCACCTATCACAGCAATTCTCTGTGGTAAATTTGGACTTGATTCTGCAAAATTACCTTTGGCTAATTTATAACCAACAATCTTCGCAATTCTTTCACTACCTACTGCATCGCTTGACATATGTATAGAAATTTATGTAAATTTTAGAAGTTCAAAAGTATTCAGATACAAATCCATTTTATAATATATTCCATTTTAAATGGAAAATTAAATACCAAGTAATTTCATGTAATCACCCCATGATGTTTCCTTACTGCCAGCCTCTTTACAAACCTCATAAGCAAGTATATCTCTTAATGCCATGTTATAAATCCGTACGTCCCAAAAGTGATTCTGTAAAGATGTACCCTTTTTTACCCATTTAAACTTAACACTTAACCCGTCTTTATCAGATTCTAAAACCCTATGCTCCGCTTCAAAATGTTTAAAGTAATCTTTATAACTATATTTACCGTCTGAAGCTTGCGGATAATTCATAAATCCAATAGGCTGCGAATCTTCTTGTGTTGGATCCCACCTCAACAACATCATATCTGATAAAGTATCTTTAATTTTATTTACCTCAACTAAATACAATTTACTTCGTGCAAGCCCCTTTTTAAATGTCCTTGCGTCCCTATCAAATGTTGAATATTTAAAAACGTCCTTACCCTTTAACCCTACACACCAAAAACTTGTTACAGAATCAATAAATTCAAATGCTTGCTTTTCAAAAAATCCTGTATCAATGCCTATAATTTGCGGACGCATGCCAGTGCCAGTATCTTTAGGATAAACTTTTGTAGCAATTTTTGTAACTTCAGTCCAAACACTATTCTGTGCGCGTAACTCATAACTCCATGCAGCACGATCTTTTTTATTTTTCATGGCATTTTCTTTATTTACAAACGTACCTACAGAACCCTGGTCAACTGAATATGGTGTTCCTGATTGAGACCATGCCACAATTTCATAATCAATTCTTCCATCCTCAACAAAACCTCCCATATCACATGCCATTGTTAAACCTACAATCATTCCATTACCATCTCTTATTGATACAGATTCAGGAATAACTCCAATTGAATAATCTCTATGATTAGTTAATAAATTATTTGCTGAGGTTTCTTTTGCCTTACTTTCATAAGTTTGGCCCAAACAAAGATTTGTAAATGTCTGCATTAAATCAGATTTAGGACCAGTCTTTGGATTAGCAGCTAAATAATCACGGACATAATGTGTCCAATTAAACATTCCAGGTGCAGCATATAACGCACTTAATTGGTATGAAACGTAATCAGGTGCAAATGGTTCTGCAGTTGGCATCCACAAACCATTCAAATTCATTTCATATTTATGCTTCTCTGTAAAAAATTCACCACACTTTTGACAAATGTAACCTACTGACTTATCAATTAACCTTCCATTTGTATCTACCTTCCATGTTATACCCGCCAAATTATATTCATCAATCTCATGTTGCCACTCCAATGTTATAGGCTCATGGCAGCATGGACAATGTACGTTATACCTTCTTTGGTCTCCCATCAAATAAACAGGCTCAATGTTAGATCGCTTTTTTTCCTCTGGTGTACTTATGAAATACAATTTCATTTTAGATTCACTAGATGCAAACCTTTGCTCAATCATTTTAAAGGTGTTACCAGATTCCTTAGTTAGTCCTTTTGCCGCCTCAAAGTCATCTATAAATCCTACCTGTACTGTTCTTTGTCTCAACAATTTGTGATTACCAGCCGAACCAGCCACAATACTACCATCAGGAAATTCTTTACTTTTATTTGTATCACCAGTTCTTTGATTTTTTTTCCTTAGTGATGAGGCCCGTATTAATGGACGCAATCCACAACTATCAATCATTTCATCTACACGCCCGCTCATTGATTCCTCCGCTAAATCTGAATGTCCCGTTAAAAATAATACATGGCACGGACGCTGATCAATTATCCAGCCTAATCCATTTTCTATTACACCTGCAGATGCTCCAATTTGTGCACCCTTCATAAATGAAATTATTCGAGCTGATGATTCTGGAGACAAATGATCTACAATTTCTTTAAAGTATGGTGTCTTATCATAACTATACGGACCAGGGAATGGTGAACCTTGTGGCATTATTCTGTTTACCTCGGCCCACTCAGACGGTTTTTGGTTTGAAAGAAATACATTACCCGCATTAATTGCATCTCTTATGTGTGCTTTATAATCCATACTACCCTATTTTTTCTCCTCTACCTCTTACCTCTTTGTATTCATCCACAATATTATCAACCATGTCCATCGCATTATCACAAGCATTTTTTACAGCAGTGTTTACAATTGAATTTAACTTGGTCCGCATTTCAGAAACTTGCTCCCGGGTTAATTCTGCCAGCACCGTAAATTCAACAAGTAAATTATCAGCTGCATTATTAAATGAACGGGACACTGATCTTGAATAAACTGAAATAGTATTTTTAACCAGGTCTGTTGGCATACTTTCACCTGCCATTTTTTGACGCTTCAATTTTGCAATCTCCAATTCTTCCATCTTACGTTCCAAATCAACTTCCTTAATTTGTTTGTCAAGTTGATTTCCACTAAAATGAAATTCTGGTTCCTGTACATTTGGAATTTTTCTTGGTAATGGTGCTAAAGGTTTTTGAACGTTTGGAATTGGTGGTGCTTTTATTGGTTCAACTTCCATCATAACTTCACCAGGTACTAAAATTTGCGCAGCTTTAGGAACTTTTAAACCGCGTTTCACCTGCCATTTTTCAATAAACTCAGCGTTCTGTTTTATTTTGTCATCAATATAATCTCCTGATAAAATTATTTTTCCACGCTTAGTATTCATTGAAACCTCAGCGTAAGTAAGGCCGCACAAAACTGCGAATTGTGATTTTAAATGTAATGCCATAGGGTTAACAATTGTTAACAAAGATAATAATTTAAAAATAAGTGTTAACATGGGTATTAACAAAAACCAAATCAGGGTATAGACCTCTTTTTTTGGAGATTTGCATCTTT